CANNTGTAGCGCATCGCGAGGTTTGACACCATTCGTCGCAAGGTTTGACACCACGATTTCAAGTAAAAAAACCCAGGCCCAAAGTTGTCATTTTGGACTCGGGTTTTGCTGTTTTAAACTATCTATAAACTGAAGTTGAAAATCGATTTCAACCAGCCAGAGGTTGGCATAATCCAGCCAACGGTTTTGTAATGTTAAGTGAAGGTACAGACACACCCAACAGGCTCAATTTTTCGACCACGACAGGGTGAGCAATGGGAACATTGTAATTGCCGAATTCTTCCTTATCTCTCCAGAAATAATGAGCACCAATAGTGTCTACTGCGAAATAGTAAAAAAGGGCTCTATTGCGGCGAAATATTTTGAGCAATCGGCCTGACCTGGCGTCAACGATGGCCAGAATATTATGCAGGAACATCGAATTAGAATGATGGAATGCTGCCCATGTCGCGTCTGCAACACACCAGCAAATATCATGTATAAAGCATGCTGCCGATACAACCAGGCCATACATGGTTTCCGGAATCAGTCGATCGGCAAATCCTGCCCCTGGTCCACAAAATCTCGGGAAGGACTCAAGGGCAAGATTCGGCCAATAATCAGGTAGGAAGTCCGGAGCGAGGAGCTTAACGTCTTCGACAATGAATTCTGACGTTTTCATTGAACTCTATTAAATAACCTCTTCAGGATCTTCGTTTACCACAGCGTCCTCAGTTGATGTTTTGCTTTGGTCAATTGGGGGTGGTTTAACCGTTGCATCGCCAATATTTGAAGTTGCTTCGGTGCGTGTATCTGTTTTGGTGTTTACGCTTGAATCTGCGAGATCCCCCTTGGATTGTTTTAGATCTCCACCGACCTCGGTTTTATTGCCGGATATACGGTCACCGGCAGCGCCCATAAGAGAGTCTGCAAATTTCACCGCACCACCAGTTACTATCCCGAACTTCACTGTACTGGCGGTATCTGACGAGTACTGTCGTTTGGTCTTGTTTTCCTCTTGCGCCCACACTATGTATGCATCCCAAACATTGGTGCCAGGCTTACATACGTTCGATTCTTTGCCCCACACGGATTTCACCATGGACATCGTTTCTCGATGCATAAGAGCATATGCCTTGTCGTCTACGGAAAGGCTTGCGTATTGCGCACGCTCCTTTTGCTCTTCAGTCTTCATCCATTCCAGGCAGGCGTTCACCTCAGCGTTATTGATTTGAGTGCTGAGACCGGCATCAGTGGCCATCTCTAATGGTGATTGAGTAGCACAAGATGAAAGTAAAGTCGCCGTTAACAAAACGATTAAGCTCTTCATAATTTTCATTTCGAACTCCCTGTTAAACTTGACAACATGCTTCAATTGACCGTCCTTTTTAAAAAATCCATTCTCGTAGGTCGCACCACACCGTCCATGGCGATAATAGTCTCACCAAAGAAAAGCTGAAATACCGCCTCAAAAAAGATCATATTGTAGTGAAACTCGTTATTACAAGAATGATAAAATGCCGTCGCATCCTGAGCCAAACACCCGCCTCGGCACAACACCAAGATGGGACAATCCAGGCACTCGGGCCGATGATGCCAATGGACGAAGCCGATCTGAGCAAGAGTCGCTTCGTTAAAGTTTTTGATATGGCCGATCGGCTTCGGAGTTGAGTGGCAGGCCAGGATATTGCCCTTCAGATCGACACTCAAATTATATGGACTATCCATCGAACACTTTTGCTGTGAATCGTCCGGAATGTTATAGCCGTTGGCAATTATTGACGACATCATCGCGTTAACCTTCGACCTGAACACACCTATCTCATTCAATTGCCCGGAAACGAGCTGTTGCGATACTTCTCGACGCAAAGCCAGGTAGTCATCGTCTGAGAACATCGTTTTGTTGTCAAACTGCGACTCGTCTTCAACCAGCACGATCCCCTCAAAGCCGACTCGGGTGTTTTTGCCGATTTTCCCTTTGATATAGTCGACAATCCCGACCAGGTCATAGCGCCCCTTGGTGATCACGGCATTGAAATAGAGAGGTTCTCGAGATTTGCTTGCATAATACCGCAGGCTGTCTAACGTCTCAGATCCTTCTGCCAGAGGATCCCCTGACCTGTAATCCAACTGTCCAGGACCATCATGTGAGACAGCCAGGATTACGCGATTGGAGAGGAACCAATCCGCTTTTTCTTTATCCATCAGTGAGCCGTTCGAGAGGACGGTGACGCGAGAATTTGGAAACTCTTTGCGGAAAAACTCTCCCAGCATGGTCATCACCGGCCAGTACAGCAAGGGCTCGCCACCCCACAACTGGATGTTGATCGGCTCGATCCTGTCGGTCGTGCAGATGCTGTCAAAATCGGCAATAAATTGTTCCGCATCGGCGATGTCTGTTTTTGCATCATACTGAATATGAGTTGCCTGCTTGCAGTACTGGCACTTGTAGTTACACCGCATGCCCATTTGTACTCGCAGGGATGTAACGTTTTTGCTCTTCGTCAGCGTTGTTTTGCCAAACCTGGATCTTCGATAGTATTCAGCAGCTGCTTTCTCAAAACGAGCATCGGCAGGACGATCACAACACCCGTGGTTACTGTCGCACTCACTTCTGAGCTTTTCCTTTTCCTCCTCGGGGATATCTATATCGACTGCGATCTTATTGCCGCCTGCATCGTAAAAATCGCACGTCCTATTATCCCAAAGCCTTTCATTCATGCGGCCGTCGCCGTCGATAGAATATATTTTTATCATCAGTAATAGCAGTTCCCGTCTGCGCAATTTGGACTGCAGTTGCAGTTCCCTGAGTTGTAGTTACAATCCGACTGAAAGAGACAGGCACAGTTGCAGGCCAGGCCGTCCCCAGCATCATACGAACAGTTGTTGCAGTTTGGCTGATTAGCTACGCAATCACAGGCACAGACGCAATTACAGTTGCAGTTGCAGTTTCGATAAACCTTTTTGAGGCGCACGGAATATGCCCCAGGCCGTTCCAGCGCCCACTCCTGACCGAACCAATATTTCCTGGTTCCAGCCGCGATGCCTGTCGTCTGTGTCGAGGCAGCAACCGACGTGTCAGCGGTCAATCCGCTGTAGATCGGCGCGTTGACGATCTTGTTCCAGTGAGTTGCCGTGGATGGTATCACTCCAGAAAAATTGTCCAGAGTGGCCTGATATGCGTGCCCCTGATACCTCACGATATCGTTTCTTCTGTAGGTGGATTCCGGGAGATAATCCCCACGGAATGCCCCGCCAGACATGAACATTGATATTTTCATCTTGATCTCATTGTTTAAAAACGGCGGTCAACACCTCCGCCTTCCGTTCCGCAGTCAGATAGCCGACTGTTATGAAAAAATCCAGGCCAGCCAGGACAGTGGGGTGAGACAGACTGATCCTCGTTGCACCGTCCAGATAGCGCAAAAACGTTTTAATCAGCCGTTTGTTCTCCTTAGAAATACCGATATCGTCCTCAAAATTATAAACGTCGGCAAGTTCGGAAAACGTGAAAAGCCGCAAAAATTCGTCCTTGTCGAGAACGGTGTTGCCGTTGGTGATTTGATTGGCCGAACGAAGCGGAGCCCAAAAAGTATCGTCATGATAAAGAAAACCGGGAAATATTCGCGGGGCATTTGGTTGACCGGTCTGCGAGACAACAACGACAAAGCCAGGATTGGCCGCAACCACTGAGGCCAAGGATCCGGCCTCGGTTTTATCGGCGTATGTCACCAGCTTCGTAGCTGGATTGATAAAATGGTACATTTGCATAGTAGACCTCAGCTCGGCTTATTTAATGTTATCGTCGAACCATTCGACGAAAGAGAAAAGGATGACGGAGTTGTTCCAGCCCCGACCGTTGCGACGCTCACGTCTGGAGCAGAAGTCAGCAGCGCCCAATACGTAGTGTTGGTCGGAAGGTTCCCGGTCGATTGGGCAAGGCAGATATAGACGAAGTTGTTGTAGGTAACGATATGGTTTCTGTGATAAGTCGTCCCGCCAGTATAGGGACCTTTGAAGTGCAGCCCGCCCTGCTTGAACTGTGTAAGGTTGCTCATAGGACGATCCACCCGTAGGTGCTCCCGGAATAAATCATATTTATCGTAACGTTTAAAATATCGACAGTCATGGCTTCGGCCACGCCGTTTATCTTCTCAGTTCCCGGATTGAGTACGCAGGTCAGCGTCCCGGAAAGATTTATTACCGATAGTGGCGAGTTTACCTGTGGGGCGACCGGCAGAGCGAGAATGCAGTTCGCAGCAAGAATATGCAGAAATCTTGGTGTGGCGTTCCCATTTTCCGAGATAACAACAGATCCGATAATTGAGCTTCCTGAACCGATGTTCACCCAACTTGTCCCATCATCACTTGTCGGATCGATATTTAAAACAGCGGTGCCTATACATCGGTATGAATACCCGTCGCTGCCTGCGACTACCTCGGGAAAACTGTAGCTGGTAGCGGCCGACCAGGCGGCAATAGGTTCGGCTTGATCCAGGCCGGAAATGATCTTATTCAACTCTGGAATAAAATTAGAGTTCAATTGAGTAAAAACAGTATACAGATCCATCAAAAAATTATCTCCCCGCTCCGGGAAATTCACTGGGTCAGTTGTTTGAGGCGGGATAGATACTTCTTCAAGAGCTTGCAGATTTATAGGCATTAGAATCCTCTTTAAATTGTCCCTATTACTTCGATATCGATACCGGACCGGTTTACCCCGGAAAAAACGATATCCCAATCCCGGCAGTGACCAAGAACCGATTTTGCCTCGAATGACTCGCCGTCGTTATTGCCCAGCCAGGCGGTTTTCTTGCCTCGCAAAGACGTAAGGAGTTTGTAGACTGAATCGACCTTGTTGTTTTGTACGATAACCTGCATCCTGTTGCGTTTTGCCCAGTAGCCTGGCACCAGTCTTGTTCTACCGAGGACATCAGTTTTTTCCTGGCTAAAATCTGTCATCCCGGCAGACATCCCGTATGTAGCGATTCCGACGAAATACTCTCTACCGACGATCACCCCGCCGCATTTCGCTGATTGCCCTTCAGCTGCAGTTATTTTTATCCCCAGGACACCAGAGTAGATGATCACGCCGATTTCGGTATCCGCGTCTTCTCGCAACGAATAAGCTCCCAAGAAATACTCGTACCAGTTCGAGACGGAAACTGACGCAGATGATCCGTAGGCAAGACTAATCGATTTACTCCAGAGCAAATTCGTTTCTGTAGCATCCCACAGATAAAAATCGACAGTCATGCCGGACAGACCGAACAGCGCGACATGATCCGCTCTGGTTGTATTCAGCTTGACATAAATTTCATCAAGCATGACGGTCTGCGTGTTCACAAAATCATCGAACATGGCACACTGATTTGTCGAACCAACTTCTGCCCAAAAGCCAATCTCATCCTTGCTGGATATTGTCCATACCGCGTGAGTGCCATCACCCTTGACTGACGCGACCGATACCACCAGCGCGCCGGTACCGGAGTTGTATGAGGTCACCTCGCCAGTCATGTTGACAGTCGACGGCGTGGTCGTTTTGGCGATCACGACCTCCATTCCCGCCGAGAAGCCAAGGCCGGTTTGAGTGGTGAAAGATTTCGATCCGGTACCGACCGCAACGCTGGTGACGCTGGTGCCGATCTCGACCTGCGGTTCAAGCCAAGCGGCCGGTGGACGATTGGTGTTATTGCCCCGGAGCGATTTATAAACGGTGTGAGGAAAGGCGGTAGTGACCTGGACCAGGGCGCCTAAACCGTAGGTTGTCGCTGCCGACCATTCATCCTCAGCGTTTGCCGTGACGTTGGTCGACTTCAGGCTTATATCGTGGGGATAAATTACTTTCATGCAACCGCCTCACGGGTACTCTGCGGGATGCCTGTATATTCAAACCGTTCCAAAATAGCCGCCGCTTTTCGTGTGTAGGTGGCGATACTGAACAAGATGGCTCCGATCTCTTCATTATCCAGCACCCCGGCACTTGATTGGCGGGGTTGTTCTTCGACGTCCCGATTGCGCTGGAAATCGCCGTTGCGGATCGAGGCAGACAAAATCTTCATGGTGTCGGTATCGATGATGCCTTCACCGAGCCGCAGTGCGGCCCAGCCGTCCTCGCCCCGGGGAACTTTCAGTGAGTTGACGATACCGCCCAAAGCATACTCGCCTTCACCGCCTGGTGCGTGTCCTGATCCGCCTGAGATACCGCCACCATTATTCGCGCCCCCTTGGCCTGGGCCTCCACCGGAACTACTCTCTCCGCCCTCGGCACCTGATGACATGCTTTGCCCTGGGGCGTTCATTTGACCGCTGCCGGACACATATCCTGGACTGGTAAATCCATCCAGGTCAAACTTGTCCGGATCAGGCATGGAGAAGGAATCGGTTTGATTGTATGGGCTGCTTGGGTCAAAGGGATTGGATGTGGTGCTTGCCGACTCACGGCCCATTGCTCCGATACTGGCAATTCCTTGACTTATCATCCCAAACAAGCTCGCGAGGGTTGATGTCGATTTAACCGACACCCCTACTCGCTGGGCCTCTCGTTGCATCTCCAAGGCGGTTTCAGCGTCGATGACGCCCGACTCCATCATATCCCTGATAGACTCCAGGCCCCGATCATCAAGTAAATCACCCACGAGGTCACCCACCTGACTACCGAGCAAGCCACCCAAAGCACCAAGCGCTGCAGTAGCCATTCCAGGCAAACCCAGTCCGGCAATACCGGCCATAGTAAAGCCACGACCGACACCATAGCCGATGCTCGAATACGGCGAATCAGCCGGGCTATATGGTGACAAAGCCGTCTCTGTCATTGTGCCAGTCAACGCGGTGACTGCTGTCATGGGAGACAATAGCCCCGAGATCATATCCAGAGGAGATATCTGACCGGTGACGACTCCCACAACCCCAGATGCGGTCATTGCCCCATATCTATCCTTTAGCCCTTGGGCAATCATGCCCTCTTCGGGAGACCCCCAATTAGCTGCAGACGTCGCTCCTATCGCCCCGGTAAGTCCTTCCCAATTATCCGGACCATGATTGCCCAGCTTTTCCCGAATCTCGTTAGCAGCATCCCGGGGAATAACCATTTCACCGCGCTGGAGGATGGACGGCACTTCGTCATCCTCTAAATTCCAGACACCCGCGTGGAAGATATCCCAGCCTTCAAACATGTTGCCGATCTGAGAGACGGACCAGCTGGTCACCATCTCGCCAAGGACATCGCCCATCTTTTTCAGCATCGAATCCCACGTGCCGCCCCAGGCCCCATCCATGCCGCCGAACTCTTCGATCAAGACATTGCCCAGATTGTTTTTGAAAGCCTCGGCACCGGCTGTCGAAAATTCATCTATGTCAGTGCCCATCTTCGCAGTGGTTTCCTCGGACGTGATTCCGAGATCAGTCCACATAGTATCCATGTCATCAAAAAGATATGTGGCCGATCCTTCCGTGCCGGTTGTGTTAAGCTGAAAATTTCCAAAATCATCGGACATTTTAGAAAGTGCAATTTCTCCGGTTTCCTGCATCTCCCCAAATTTAAAATTTATTCCGGCGGCCATTTCTGTCATTGAGCCGCTTCCACCGACAACCGCTTCCTTTAGGACCATATAACTGTCGGTGATGCCCTGATTCGATACGCCAAAGGCTGCATTGATTTCGTCAAGTTTCACCTTGTGGTAGACGGCAATTTGATCGAGGATGGCCTTCTGTTGCCCGGCTGTCTTCTCCATCTCGGCAACTTCCTGTTTCAGTTTCAAAACCGCATAATCGTACTTTGACAGTGTCAGCTGATTAATCTTGTCGGTGAGGTTGACCGTCAGTTTTTCCGCCTCTTTCGCTGCTTTTTCCCGTTCTTTTGTGGACAGTTCCGCAGTTGCGGCAATGACGTTGCTTGTCTGGATATGGACATCCTGGATAGCCTGTCCGGCAGCGGCTTCTTGCTCTGCCGAGGTCTTGACACTTACGACATAGCCGTCGATGGTGGACTTTATCGTGTCGTATGATGCGTTGGTTGATTCAATATCAGCCAAAACTTGATTTGTAACATCACGACTGGACGCAGCAAACGTTCCTATGGCTTCACTTGCGCCTTCAAAAGGATTAATTTCAATGGCACCGAGCTTCACAAGTCCGTCGAAGGCCAAGTCGAGAGGTTTCAGGGTGTAAGTCCAAATATTTTCATTTAGCCATTGCACTGACTGGGCGATCGCGTCGATCGCGAGCGTCCCGACGAGTTTGATACCATTCCAGCCGTTATGAAAAAACCGCATAGTCTCGACCGCCATGCCGAGGGCCTGCAATAATTTGACAGAAATCATGGTCGCTAGGTTTTCGACTCCGCCCTCGCCATCACGCATTCCGGAATTGATCTTGCCAAGGACATCGGCCGCGATCGGCAGCAGTCGCTGCCCCATGGCTGCAGTCAAATCCTCGGTGATCGCATGAAAAGATTTCAGCTGATTGGCATAGCCGTCGCCGGTTCTGGCCATGTCGCCGATCGCCGCCGAACTAGCCTCGACGATCAGCTGATATGCAGCCTGCGCCTTGCTCGAAGCGTTTAGCTCATCTTTGGTCTTGATCAGCCCCATTTCCATGGCTTTTGCTTCGACGGTGGCGGCGGTGAGCACCGCACCGTATTTCATCATCGGCTCGTAGCTGCCGACCAGGGCGGACTGGATATCTCCAACCACCTGGGCGGTCGGCTGATTATTGAATGATCCGAGATCGGCGGACAGTTTGGCGATCCCGACCGACATCTCACCTGCAGCTGCCGGCATCATCCCCATCGGCACCAACAAATCCTGGACTCCAGACAACGTCTCCCGCGCCTCACGCTTCGACATCCCGTAGGCTTCGGTCAACTCATTGGCCCAGGCCGTAGCCTTGCCGCGCTGACCGTCGAAAACCACATCGAACTTGCCTTGCGCCTCAGCAAGATTCGAGGCAACGCCGATCGACTCCAGCATCTTTGCCGAGATCGCCGCCAGCCCGGCGATAGCTGTACCGAAACCGATCGCGGCAATACCGGCCAATGAGCCGATGGTCAGATCGGTGGAACCCTTCAGCTTGTCGACCTGCTCGCGGAAACCGGCAATACCTTTCTCGCCTTTCTTGCCGGTGTCTTCGGCGGCTTTGCCCAAATCACGAATCTTAACCGAGCCTTTATCGTCGACTTCGATTGCTATTTTGAGGGTTGCGGTGTTCATCTCGTGGTTTCAGTGTCTCGTTCAATCGGCCCAGGTCGAGCCATTCTTCGATCGATAAATCGTTTGCCGACAGTGGATATCCTGCAAGCTGCATCATCCGGATCCTGAGCAGCTTGATTGTATATGGATGGAGATCCTCCGCCCGGCTCTTCGGGCAGTTGCTGCAGGCCCAGTCCAGATCTCCATCGTTTTCTTCCATGCACTTCGCCTGCTCTTTATCATCGCACAAACCCCGCTGCAGGACCGCAAGGTCTGCCGTTACTCCTTTTCCAGGGCCTCTTCGGCTCCGGTACCGGAGTTATCCTCCTCGGCCCCGGCAGTAACCGGCATCTCAAAAACCCGGACGGCAAGAGCAGTGAGGACATCGGCACAATGCTCGGTCATCCACTCCTTCCAGCCCTCGAAATAATCGGCCGAGTCCTTATTTGTCGATATCGGCCGATACGTGCCGTCCGGCATGGTCCGCTCAAAATCGCCTTCCCGCAGTCCGGCGAGAATGCGACCGCCGAACTCGACCCGGCACCCGGCTGAATTATCGACATACTTATTACCCTGTCGGACCGACCGCTTGTTGATATAGGATTGCCGCTCCTTGGTAGTCGGCACCCGGTAATGAAGCCCGAGGATCGAGTCGGAGAGGTTGTCTCTCAGGAGGATCAGATTGTTGTTATTTTCACGACGAGCCATATTCTTTAATCCTTTCTTAAAGAGTCTTTATAAATTCGGTTTCAATCCGATCAGCCAGCGTATCCAGGCCAAAGATTCTTGACCTTTACGATCACCGAGCCATAAGTCGCGTCCTCCAGGACGACGAAGTCTCCGGCCTCAGCCATCTTCCGATCGGCGACACTGAGCGCCGCCGACATGAGGCCAAGCGCCGGATAAATGATCTCCACCTGATACTTATGGCCGGTGTCGAACTCCGCTCCCTCCGCCTTGATATACGCGCCGAATTGATCGTTATCGTTGATATGCTGCTGGAAAATAAAATCCATGAAGCGCCGGTCGACCTTCAGCGACTGGCTGCGCTGGCCGCGCTCATGCATCGACGCGAAGGCTCCACCGCCCCCGGGGACGAACGATATTTTCGAGGCGTTGTTCAGGCTGCACGTAATCTGCTTCAGCTCAGGGCCAAGCGACCGGCCACCGACGAAGGTTGTCCCGTTCCACTTGCCGCCGAGGTTGAAACTCATCTCGGAAACACGCAGCGGGCTTTCGATGACCTTTGCCGGGAAATCGAACTCGGTCCCTTCGGTCGGCACGTACAGCACTTTATAGGTGACGACGGTGACGGCCTCATCCGGCGCGGTGATGGTGATGACCGCAGGTGTAGCCGCAGACACTGCGGAAAACACGACCTCGGTCCAGACTCCGGAGGTCAGCTCGACGCGGATCCGCTGGATGTTGTCCAGCCTGGCCCCGGCAGTCGCCCCTTCAACCCCGTTTGCCGCGAGGGTCAGTTCGGTAACATTTGATGCTGCGGAGATCGATTCCTCGACGACGTTATCGACATGCTTACCGGTGCCTTTCAGGGTGCCGTTGATCTTGACCCAGTCATCGGCGGCAAAAGTCGCGGTTACCTGGTCGACAAACATTGAGGCAAACCGTCTTTTCAGAACTGAATCGCCCATCCTGGTGAGCATGGAAAAGGAGGGCAACTCCCGGGCCAGGTCCACGCCGCCGTTAATCGGAGTAATGGTGTGCTCGTATCCGCTGCCGGCTGCAGCTGTTGCGACAACGCCGAGGCCATAGCCGAACAGATAGGCGAAATGCTGCGGTTGCGCCCGATTGTGGTTGCGTGTCGTCTCGGCCATATAGCCGTTGTCATAGATGAGATCCGGCTCTTCCTTGCCGTTGGCCTCATCGGCGTTGCTCTCCCGGCGAGGCGTCAGATTGATGACGTCGCCGATATCGGAGAGCAGCGACAGGTCGACCGCCCTCAGCGTGTTGATCGCGGTCTCCCGGCTGGTGGCGGAAATGGCGGAGAGATTGTGATTTGCGCTGTAACTTCTCATGCCTTATTCTCCTTTTTCGAGCTTTTTGCAGGTGCAGTCTGCTCATTTTTAATGCCAATAAAGCGGTCTACTCTGTTTCTCGGGATTTCGTTTTCCTCGTACTTCACGCCGTGGACGTAACGCCTGCCCTTGAACTCTCCGGAGACCATTTCAAACGCCGGTTTATTCTTTTTCAGTTGAAAACTCATCTGTCTGCCCTCGCATACTCCAGATCGTATCTGATCGTGGTGGTTTTTTTGACCAGCCACTGCTTGTTGTCGGTTACAAAAGGGACGGAAGGATCACTGCCCATCAGCCTGGCATGGTGTACCTCCGGCAGATCCAGGCGATCGCCGTCGAGCAACCGTTGAATTCCCAAGGTCAGGGGGATAACGCCATCGTCGCCGATCACTGCCATCTCGCCGTCCATCGTCATCATCACCCAGGCGATCAATTTAATTTCGATGGTCTGAGCGATATAATCGCCGGCCAGCTCGGTGGTTACCGACCGGCCGTCCTTGATGCCGATCGCCGGGCACCTGGCCCCGGTCGGAAAGAAATTTTCGTGAGGAGTGAAAAAGACATTTCGTGGGGCCACCAGGTTACCCGCCTGCAATGCCGCCTTGACTGCTCGTAAAAGGATCGCGTCCATCTAAAACCCCTTCATTTTGTCGCGGGAAAATATCCGTGGTGATGACGTGATATTCGGCCCATGGTTGGAGCTGCCCGCCTGCGGATCACCGACCCCCAGGGTGAGCTTGCCCTCGGCAATTTTCTCCAGCATCCGGACGGCGTTTTTTGCCTGGGTTTCTCGGGACTCCGGCACCCCTCCGGCATTGAGCAGGTAAAGATTGCGAATTGCCAGATCGACGCACAACTTGGTTATGATCGGCAGCGTCGAGGCCAGGGGCAGGGTGTACTGCTCTCCCAGATACGCATCGATCTCCACCTCGGCTGTCTCGACCGCGGTGTCGACCTTGGTTTCGTCGATCGTTCCGGCACCGGCTTCGTCGGTGAGCCGGATCAGCTCATCGGAAAAAAGCTGGAGCTTGATGTCGGCCAGGGTGCAATAGCTCATGTCGTTTTACCTTTGGCGGCTTTTGTCTGTGGCTTTGCCGGTTCAGCCTGAACCTTCTGCGTCGCCTCGGCGACCAGATCCCTGATCTGTTTCTTGGTGATGAATTCTTTTGTCGGAATCACCGAGACCATCAACATCTTTTCGTCCCTCAGCTCTTCCAGCTGTTCCGCAGTGAAGTGATCGTCTGGATACGTCGTCGGTTTGACACTGTGCGCCAACCCCGCCCGCCTGAACCCTTCTCTTTTGCTTTCGATTACAATCATCGCTGTGCTCTCCGGTAATCAACCGGCCCGATAAAGGCCGGTTGAATTTCAGGTTGAATTATCGGATCAGGTCGTTCCGGTAGATCCGACACAGAGCTGCCAGAAACCGTAACCGCCAGCCGCCCTTGCTTCCGCCCCAAACTTGAACTTCTTGCGAAGGAACACATCATCCGCCTGCGGATCGGTCTGCGAGACAAAGACCGGAGCCTTCCGCTCCTGGTAAATGAACGGCTTGACCGGCTGCTTGGTATCCAGGATGAACCATTGGGTTGCGGTGGAGATGTAGGGATTGACAACCACCTCGCACGCCCCTTTGTAGAGGTTGACCTTGCCGTCTTCCAACCGGTCTGCGGTCATCAGTGCCTTGGCTGTATCGCCCAGGGCGGGCGGCACCATCAGGACGTTCGGGCTCAGACCGAGCGGCCGGCCTTCGTTGTCCTTGAACGTCTCCATCGCAACTTTTGCCGCGCCAAAGGATGCGATCGCCGCGGCCTGGGTGGCGATCGACAGCGCCTTGGTGATCTTGTTTGCTACCGAACTGACGGTACCATTGGCGTCGGTCACAGGGTGATCGGTATCACAGAAGAACTGGCCGTCAAAGCAGAGGTTAGTGAATGCTCCGTCGACAACCTCGCCTACCAGCTCATCCGGGAACATCTTGGCGCTGATGCCTGCAGCCTGCGCCTGCGGTGCATAGATGCCGAGACGATCATCCTCCATGTCATTCCTGTCGACTTCGACAGTTGCCTCCCAGTCCTCATTCACGACGGAATACTTGAACGCCTTGAGTGCCTTGATCGCCTTTTCATCGATCCAGCGCTTCATCTTCGGAAAATTCGACAACCAGGCGTAGTCTTCCTGGCTGGATGTCGACGGAACCCGCATGGCGATCTTCTCGAACATCGGCTGCGCCCCGAGAAACGCCTTGTTGAACAGCGTATTCAGCGTGATGAAAACCGCCGATATGGTACTTTTGTTGACTAACATTATCTTCCTCCCTTCTTTTTTATCATGCCTTGGAGACGGCTTTAAAAATCCGTTAAAAAAACGATTACGCGGTGAACATGAAGCCAGCGGCCTTGAGCTTCGTAATCAGAGCATTGAGATCGACAACAACAGCAGCCACGTCACCCGCCACCGATGCCGCCTGAGCCGCCAGCTGCGGCATACCTGCCGGGATCTGGACCCAGACGCCGTCAGAGGCGACCTCGATCACCCGACCGGCAACAATACCCTTGGTCCCGGCTGCGTCAGCGACCGTCTCATCGTCCTCGACAAAGCACAGCTGCCCTTGATCCGCGACGTCGACCGCATTGGTGGCCGAGTTGTTTAATTTGAACAATTGCCCCGAGTAGATTTTCACCCGCTTGTCACCGTCCGAGCCGGCCGAATTATCGACAGCCTCATCGGCCACACCCAGTATCCTCACCGACGCGGCATCTGCACCTTCCACCGCATAGCCGTTAGCGTCTACGCCAACCAGCTTCCCGGCCTCGATCGCAGTAGATGCCGCGACCAATAATGAAAGCAGGAGCCCCGCCTTCCTTTCCGTATTCCTGTCTGCCATAACTTCCTCCGTAAAATTTACTTACCGTCTTCCTGCGTTTGGTCTTGCGGTACAGCTTATTGCAAACCGCCGAACTGTTTCAGATCGTCGGTGCCGACACCCATCATTTTTGCAACATTGAGCACCGTGGCATCGGTGATGGTCTGCTTTGCCTGTTCGCCCTTCGGCAGGTCGCTTACCGGAATCACGACCGGAGCTTTTGCCACGAAGGTGTTAAACCCGGCGAGATCGCCTTCGGCATACTTGGTCGCCCAGTCTAGCTGATCCGGAGTGATCTTCCCGGCCTTCAGCGCCGCCGCCACCACTTCCGTGGCATCGCGTTCGGTCAGCTTCTTCTGCAGGGCATCGAACTCCGCCCGGCTTACCGAGTTTTTTTCACCCTGTCGAAGGGCATGGATGGAGGCGACCACGGTCGAGACATCGCTCTCGGCAATACCCAGCGCGTCGATCACCGCCTTTGCCACTACCTCTTTCGGTTCCTGCTTGCCCAGGGCCTCAACCGCAGCCAGGACTTCCTCCGCCGTCGATCCTTCCGGCATCTTCAGAGCAGCAATCAACATCTTCAATAAGTCCATACCTTCCTCCTTGTCTTCCGCCGTAAGCTTTGCCAGCAGCGGTTTCAGATGATTGGTTCGCGGCGCGTTGGTCAGCGCCACACTGTGCACGGCGGTCAGCAGCCGGTCACTTTGCCGTACATAAAAGACCGGCGAATAATAGCGGTACTCGCCTTTTGCGAGATAAGCCGCCGCCTCCTCGGTCCACTTGATTTTTGCCTCGATACCGACGCCCTCGGTCCACCGCCAATCGACGCACCATCCGGCAGCCGGAGCTTTGTCACCATTTAAGGTCTGATGCTCGTAATCAAAGACCAGGTCGATTCCGCGCCGGTCGATCCCGGCCTTGACCAAATCATATGCCGCCTTGGTCACCAGATAACGGCCCTGGCCTTCGACCTCACCTTCACCAGCTGGGAAGAGGGTGTACCATTCCGGCAGATCCTCACCTTCTTTGATCCCGAGAGCGGCGACGATGAGCGCCAGTTTTGAGAGTGTCGTTTTCATACCTGCCCCGTTAAAATGAATTCCTGCAGAAGATCGACAATCTCTCCTGCGTCTTCGTCCTGGACCATCAGATACTCTCTGGCCGGGATCTTGACCTTCATGCCTCTTCCGGCCTGCCCGCCGAAGTTGTGAATGGCACCATAAATCTTGTCGGTACCGACATAGACGACATGCTCTTCCGGCTCGGAATGGATCGAGCCGAGCAGGCCACCGGCAAAACCCTTGCCGACCAGGATGGACCCGCCGCCATTTTTCGCGGCAAGAGTTGCATCAGACAGCGGTTGCCAGCCGCTTGGCCGACCGCCTTTTTCAAAATTGCGCTGAACCGATTCGGTAACCGTCTCGCCGATGATCTGCATTGCCGGAAGAGCAGAGCCGAACCTATCTGCGATCTCATTGACCGCCCCGGAAAATTCATGCCCGTTATGGGATATCTCGACTGCGGATCCAGCCATCAGCTTTTTCCCTCCGGCCATGGATTCCGGCCTGGGTTATAATCCCAACCTGGCCCGATGCCCCTGGGGACCTCGATCACCTGACCGGTTTTCTTGTCGACGTATTCGACCATGTCATCAGCCGGTGCATTGGTTCTGATATTCGGATTTTCTTCCTGCAGGCGAGCAAGCCCTTTTCTCGACACGCTCGTCACTCCGCATTTGCAGCCCCAATCGTTGGGCGGGTAATGGGTATCCCAGAACGGATCATCCTGGGGCAAGACCAGGTCGACCCACTGCAGATGATCAGGCCGACGATTGGCGCTGCTCGATTTCATGTACCGGAAGTACGGCCGCACTGCCTTGACTGCCGGGGTCGATTGCTGCCGGTACCGGCCGGCTGAATAGGCCACGCTCAGGTTGGTGTCGTAGATCACCGCCGTCCGCCAGCCTCGAGTTCCTTTATAGCTCCAGCCGCGCGTCTCGATGATCGCGTCAAAATCTTTGCGGAAATCGGCAAGAGTGGTGCCGGTTGAAATGGCCTTGTCAACAGCCGCCCGCAGATCCTCCAGCAACGCCTCGTTGGTCGCCCCGGCAACGGTGAACGCTCTGGTGTGCATTTCGCCCCAGATATCGTCCCACGCCTTGGTTGTGAGATTGACCTTTTGCCGAAAAAAATCGATTGCGGCAGAGAAGGGCAGGTTCATGTATTTTGCGGCTGCGTCCATTTTCAAGCGTTGTTGTTTAAAACATGTTTAAATTTTTCTGCATCGATTGATCGGGGGCATCTCCGCACGATGAAGCGCGCGACCTCGAAAATCGCTTACAGGGCATTCTCAGCGTTCACGTCAAACCGACCAGCCAGCTCGGCAAGGGCCAAAGCTTGCTGGATGGCATTACCCATTTTGATTGGATCGAGTCCGGCAAAAAGCTCCGGCAGTTTGTCGCGGAAATCTTCGAGGCTCTCCGCCTTATCGAGCAGCTCTTTTACCGGGTTGATCGAATCGTCCATACCGCCTTCGTCGAGGGCCTTCTCGACCAGCAGTTCGATGGTGCCCGGTCCAGCTGATTTGGCATCATCCTTGGCAACGATCTTGGCCACGGTGGCACCAGCGCCTGCAGGCTGCATCTGGATCAATTCTTCACCGGCAACCGGTTCCGGCATGCCGAACTGCTCACGCAGATACTTTGCGGGCATCGGCATTCCGGCTCTCATCATCCGCGAGACCCACTCCGACTTCTGGTTGAGATCCTCATCCTCTTTATATATGGCGCTGTACTTCGGCAGCGGCGCATCCCATCCGAAATTGAACCCGACCAGCGGTCTGATCAGCTGGTTGCGGACGGTTGCCGCCAGCGCCCGGCCATCGGCCTGCAGCAGATCGAGTCGTACTTCGTTGTGAGCCTTGGCCGCAGCATAGCTGCCCGACGTGCCGACCTGGCTCGATAGGGTCTGCCCGAGGATGGCCTTGCTGTTCTCGGCATTGCAGAAGTTCGCCAGCCGCTCCCACAGATCCGCAGCGGCCGCACCCTTGGCCGATTCGATAAATTCGATCTCGGTTGCTTTGCTGATCACTCCAGCTGCATCTGACCCAAGCGAAGAGATCGCCGCAAACAGCGCGTCCTTATCTTCCTGGGTTGCGCCTTGGTCATATTTTCCTAGACGCAGCGGCATACCGAACAGCTCGCAGAAAATGACCCAATCCTTGATTGCATAATTTTTAAAGAGCACCATCCAGGCGCACACCCGGTAAATTCCAGCCCGGGCAGGGGACCCGCTCTTGCCGCCGTAACGGTGCATGATGGTTTTCCATGCCGGGATCTCAACGCCCATGGCATCGGTGTCAGTGAGGAGACGCGGCACCCGGCTGAGCAACCCCTTGTCGTCAACAAAAGTGAACCGCTTCTGTTCGATCTTCTCGATCCTGTTCGGTACCGCCTGCCCCTCGGATACATCCCAAAACAATTCCAGGGCGCTGTACCCCTTGCCGACTGCATCCTGCAGACATACCAGGTCATCTTCCCAGTCGGCACGGCTATCAAACCAGTCCTCGACAAACTCATTGATCGTGACGTTGCGCGGATCATCGTCGAAAGGTTCGAAGGTGTAATCGAGATCGACAATGACGTTCCGCCGCTTATCACGCTCGCACATTACATGACCATCGCGCTCTTCGAGCAGTTCGAACAGCTCGGCCTGGCTGCGGACATCCCCGGCATCGGCCCGCTTGAAAACCATTGCCAACTTCTCAGGCGTCAGACCATCGTTGATATATTCCCGATAGCTGTCGAGGATCGGCGCAACCGCCAGCTCCCGCCGTTCCGGCTTTTTGTTTTTCGAGAGGTCTATTTCCCGGTTAAATTGGTCGTAAAGCTTTACCATCACCACATTCCTTTCTTGGTAAACCTGCGTTTGGTCAGAGACTGGTATTCGGTTGAGCTGCTACCCCCCTGCAACATGCTGACAGCTCCCTCCAGGGCATCCGGGCCGTCATCGTGGATATTCTTATTGAGGATATAGATCAGCTGCTCGATCAACAGGCCCTGATCGGAATGTCCTTTCTCGAACAAGAGTTTCTGGTGTTCAACCAGATAGCTGAGCGTGCCGATGATCCTGGCCTCTTTATTGGTTGAATGATGCACCGCCTGCCATGGCAGATATCTGCCGACGTCCTTGGCGTAATTGGCGATAGCCTCATGCAGAAAGTCCTGCAGCATGTTCTCTTCGATGCCGATCACTCCGCCGTATTCATCGTACTGGGCGTAGGCGGCGGCAAACATCTCGCCGACCGAGGCTCTTCTGATCCAGGCATGAAGGCAGCGGAACTTCATCTTTGCCCGTTCGAGGCCGACGGTGATAATTCCCTTGTAGTCGTTATTCTCGCCGTTCTTGGCGCTGGGGTCGACAAAGGTCGCGACCAGCATGGATGGCAAAATGATCTCGACCCGGTTGTAGTAGGCGAACCATGGCTCTTGAAACGGGCTCTCGTCATCACCGGTCAGGTTCATCATCTCGGCGTTGAAATCCCTGGTACCCATCGTCCGCTTTTTCTTTTCCAGCCTCTCCGGTGGCCACAACTCCGGGAAGAGAGGCCGCTGATCCGGCTTGCCGTAATCGAGCCAGGCGCGATACACATGGGACCGGTAGAGCGGCATGCCCTCGTCGTCTTTCTCGGCGATCAGTTGCGAGAGGACGGACTTCGGATGAAACAGGTTGCCGACCATGACAAACAGGTAGCCGGTGCCCATCGATCCGATCACCGCTCGCCGCAGCCAGCGCAGGCCTTTATTGACGAGCAAAGGATTCTCGACATTTTCGTCGTTCTCGAAATCATCGACAACGGCGTAGTCCGGGCGATACTGGCGATTCTTGAGGCCGCGCACTTTTTCACCCCGGCCCCTGGCGAGAGTCTTGATGCCGGTCGAAGTGACGAAATCACCAGCGGCCCACTTCTGCCCCCTGAATTCGCCGAAGTCATGCCGCAGCCGAACGTTATCCTCCAACTCGAGTCTGATCGGCAGGGTGAAGCCGACCGCCTGATCGTTGGTGTCGCTGATGATCAGCTGGAACTTGCGCAGCTCATAACAGATATTTCTGATCGGGATGGCAAACGACCAGAAGGTGCTCTTCGCGTGCTCCCTGGGCGCGGCAACCAGCTCGACGTCATCGGTGACGTTGCTGATATCTTCCCACTCCTCATGAAAGTCACCGAAGCCGATGGTGAAGTAATGGGGCAGGTAGGTCTTGCAGAAAAAGAGAAGGTCATGACGGCCCTGGGCGATCCGCGATTCTTTCTTCTCCGGCGTATCGTCCTCAAACGGCGAGACGGATTCAGTGATCCATCCCTTGATTTCGTCCGCCCAGGCGTCAAACCTGTTTTCTGTAAGTTTTGGCCGCTGTCGCATTAGCCGTTATCCTTGGCATGTTCCGCCTTGAACTGAATGACCAGGTTATCAAAATTCCTTGCCAGCACCTTCAACCCTTCCGGGTCGCTATCCTTCAACTGCAACGCTATCCACTGAACGATTTCGAGAAACAGGGCAGGCTTGTCAACTTCGGCTGAGACGGTCTCGTTTTCTGCCAGCAGCGCGGCCGATGCAGCCTTCTGATGTTCTTCCCAATGACGCAGATTCGCCGCCGCTTTGGAGAGGGCATCGAACACCTTTGAGTCCCGCTCCTGGACCTTCAGCGAAAGCACATACTCTTCCTGATCCTCGAACAGTTTTCTTAGATTTTCGCCCCTGGTGACATGAGCCTGCCGTGCCTTGTCCCATTCATCCAGATCTTCACTCGGCTTTTTGCTCGCCACTTTCCACTTCGATAACGTGGTTCCGCTGACGTCGAAGCGTTCGGAGATGGCGGTCATGGTCCATCCCTGGGCGTAGAGGCGGAACGCGATCGGCTCAAGGCTTGCCTTCACGCCTTTAGTTGCCAAGGGCTTTCTCCAAATCGTTGATATGGGTATTTACCGAGATCAGATCCGCCTGAACCATGACCAGCTCATCCATCTGTTGAGCTGCCAGGGCAATCTCCATCTCTTCGATTTCCAGCAGGTGCGGGTTGATTGCCGGAGCTATCGACCGGCACAGCCCTTTGCCTTTCATCTGCAGCTGCGTGCGCTTGGTCTTGAGGCCTGCCAGCTTGCCCTGCATCATCAACCGCTCATTGCTCATCGTTGATATCCTTTGGCTTAGCGTTTTTACGGATTAGCGGACAGTGCATATTGCCCTCGATCGCCGAGCGCAGCGCTTGCACCTCGGCAGCGGCCCAGACAACCGTCTCACGGTCATCCTTCGCCATATCCTTATAATTCCCGGCCAGATCCTTTATGCCTTCAACCTGAGCGAAATTGTTGTTATACATTGTCACAACTGCCTCGAACCGCCGATGCTGGAAAACTGAGATGATCACCAGTACCGCCCATGGCCCGAGCAATATTCCGAAACAGATAGCCATAATCGGCGCTGCGCCGATTACACTAAAGAGAGAAGCCAACGAGTTTATCAAAGCGGTTATCTCTGCCGGTGACACTATCGTCGTCTCCTCTTCTCTCTCTCTTCAAAATCGGTTGCGCAATCGACGCACCTGGTGCAACCCGGGAGAAACGTCCTCCGCGCCTCCGGGATTTGCTCGCCGCAATCGATGCAGGTTGTTTTCGACACTCCGGCAAATCCAGCCACCCGCGCCTGCAGGGAAAGGGCTTGCTTTCGATAATGAGCGTCCATCTCCTGGGCCTGGTCGAACTGATCCATTACGACTTCAACTTTTCGATTTTATGACCCAGTCCGATCAGCCCTAGGGCGAGGACGATTTGTTGCATCCCGGCTTCCGTGTCGCCACTTGCGATACTCACCACGCCAAGCCCGGCCGTACACGCGGCGGCGATCCATGTTTTCCAGCCTTTCATGCTTTTTTCTCCTGTGCGTCGAGGTAGGCGAAAACAGTCTCAACCTTCTGCACGTAGTTGATGGTTTCGGTCGCATATGGCCCGGTTACTCGGGGCAGGGCGACGGTGATGGAATGCCATTTGTCTGTAGGCAAGCTGTTCTTCCCGGCAATTTTCTGTGCCTTGATGATATGGCCAGCACCGGCATTGTACGCACCGAGCATGAAGCGGACTCGCTCGATGCCATGCTCAGCTTTAAAGATATCCCAGCAGCGCCGATCGTAGGCAATACCGAGCCGGATATTTTTGTGAGGGGCGGTCGATGGAAATACGCCTAGCTTTTTGGCTATCTCCATTTCGGTTTTCGGCATGAGCTGCATGACGCCGAAGGCACCGGCTGGAGACATCGCCATAGGATCAAGCGCCGATTCGGCTATAGCCTGCGCCTTGAACCACTCCCAAGGCAACACCTCATGAAAGAATTCCAGGCCGTATTCTCGGAAATAATGATCGTAACAATTTGAGTACTTCGACATGACCCCTCCGTAACCACATGCGGGACATGCCGGATCGGGTTTCGATCCGGCATGCTCTTATCTAATGTTGTGGTTATAGAGGGTTTTGGGCAGGAAGGTTATGGGAAGCGGTTCAGTGTTTTGTTAATTTGCCACCGGCGCTTTCAAAATTTTATACTGAAAGCCCGATGGTAGTTTCATATCTGTCAAACGTCAGTTCCTATAACTCTTCTTATTTTTGCCTCATCTGCGCTCATATCAGTTGAGTAAAAAGCCACACCTTTTGTTCCATCAAACAGATAAACGTTATCTCCAAGGTCACCATAGGCAACCGCAAGAGACACCCCTGTAATGTCAAAATAGATATTGTTGATACCTAGTATCTGACGGATTAATGGAGAGTCAGAAAACTTAACTATCCAATCGGATGGGCCTGTTCCTGAAACGATTGTGAAATTTAGTTTTAATGGGCCTGGGTATTGGAGAGGTAGGTTTGATATTGAATCTACCGCAATCCTTGTCCCAGGAAAACCAGACTCAATAACCTGAGTTAATGCAAGTACGCCCTTAGGCGAATGGTGCAGCCAATCACCCACTTGGTATGTTGGTAGCAGAGTATCGGGAACATCGGGATCTTCCATAGATGTGTAGATGTCCTTGTAACTACATCCATAAGCAATAGCGATTCCAGGCAACCACTCGTTGAATGAATCTATCATAGTTTGCTTTTCTATAGACCAAGCGATAGAACCCTTGCACGGGGTGAGGCTGAGAAGCAGTACAGAGGGGGTATTTGATGTTATTGCGCTAACAAGTTCTTCGTAGTCCACTTTTAACCCTGACAGCGTATCACCACCAAGGATATTATTAATCCCTATCAGGACAACTCCAAGACTTGGATTATAATTAAAATAATCAGTGTCTAATCTATCTATCGCTTGCCTTACTGTATTTCCAGCAACTCCTGAGTCGATAATCGTTGGATTGTTCGGAAGCATATCATCAATAACCAAAGGCCAATCACTACCCGTTATACTGTCACCAAGAGCAACTATTGTTCCAGATATAGAAGACCTTCCACCAACGAGTGTTGGCTTTAGCCCAGATGGTATTGCTGTTCCAACTGTATTCACAAATAGTGCATTTGATACAACATGTGTCTGGATGTCCTTGAAAATAACTTTACTTAATGTTCCACCTAAATATATCCCAGGGTCTGCATACGTTGTACCACCATCTAATTTTGTACGTTGAACCGTATACCTAGCATATTGGTCGGTTATGGCTACGGTGATGGTAGATGGAGTGAATAGGCCAGTTGCATCCCTAAGTTTTACAGTTCCAGCCTGACCAGCAGGAGCCTTTAGCGAGTACGAAAAATTAACTATGTCACCTGGAACAAAAAGATCTGAGTTTGTCCTAGCACCCTGCCTGACAACCCAAGTGTCAACAACATCGACTTGCCACCCATCCCCAGTATCTATCGGGTTTGCATTGGAGCCAAATATCCATGTGCCTGTTTCTGGATTTGAGTATATAGATAAATTTTCTGTGTTAGAGAAACCATCTTGGTTCAGGTCATATCCCCCTCCGTCAAGGATTTCAGTGTGTATATCTGCGTCTGAAATAACACCATTTTGCAGGGCAAACGGAGCATTTATAATTGAGTTAATACAAACCGTTCCAGCACCCTCGGCAAATGGATAATAAGCTATCAATTCTCCTGCTCTTGTGATGGATACTCCATAATAAACACTTGCTGCGAGCGTCAGTGTCCCGTTGACTGTGCAAGTTGGAATTGCTGTTGAATCGGCGGTGATAACATCAGTTGTTAATAGTCCAGTTATTGCTATTGTTGCAGGGCCGGTATATCCTCGTCCTGGCTGAACGGGACCGACAGATAAGCCGATAGATTCTGGCTGCAGGATACCATTTTTTATTTCCCATAATGCTATCGGATCGCCTGGCACACCGGACTCGTTCAGGTCAATCGCCCGGCCCCAGCCGTGCAGCTCGGGGAACAGCTCCTCGATCTGCTGCACGCTATAGCGTTGCAGGTTTTTCGTAGGTGCGATCAACTCCATGCTATGCCCCCCCTCGAACATACATGGCGAATTCGGTCATGTCTGCGCCGCCAGTGTTTTCGACCACGACCTTTATTGCCGGGCAGAGGAGGCTGGTATACAAAAAGAACGCCGGAGTATCGGCAGTCACCGAGCCAATGTCACTCACTTCTCCTGGCGTCTCACCGTCCGGCAGTCGCACCAGTTTGACGGTGCACGCCTGATCGGCGCTGATATCGATGCCGATCTTCCCGGCCATCAGCGTGTCGATAATCGCCGAGGTTCTTACTGCAGCAGTTGCCAGCGGTATCTTGTCGGTCAGCAGCAACGTGCTGCCGGTGCCTATGTGCCCACTCGGCACGCCGATTATTTCGTCCATCGTAAACCTCCATTCAACTTGGCTTTAAAAAAAGAAACGGACCATCTCCAACTCGTGGAAATAGTCCGTTCTGGCAAGAAAAATTAGCTGAAGTGGTTCAGTGCTTGCTCACCCCAGGAGGGATTCTATCATCCTGCTCGCCTCGGCGACACTGACCTGGCCAAGATACCTCTGGGTTGTCGTGAGATCAGCATGCCGCAAAATTACCTTGCTTACCATCTCAAGAGGGATGCCGGAGCGGGACGCCTGTGTGGCCGCATGACGCCGGAGATCGTGAGGACGAAGTCTGACCCCGGCATCGCGTCCCTTTTGTCTGACCATCCTGAACGCTGTCGAATAGGACATAGAGAAGACAAGGTCATTGGCAGCGATCTTGTTCTCGCGCACATACTCATCAACCTTTCGCATCATTTTTTGAGGTACATAGACCACTTCACCTTGACGGCCGGACTTCGGTTGCTCAATGCTGATCGTGTTAACCTCAACATTTAAATTTCTTGGCCGCATGCTGAGGACCTCGCCGATCCTCATAGCGGCCCGGCCCATCAGTTCAAGCATAATGCGGTCTTCCCCCCAGGCACGAAATATGATTTCATCGACAATTTCCTTGTCAAGCAGATCTGGCGGCACATGACGCGGCCGTCGATAGAGTTTCTTGATGATCCCCTTGGTGCAGGGATTGGTGAAATCTACGTCGAAAGTATCCTTCACAAAATTAAAGAAGGCGGAGAGCTGCCCAACCCGATTGCTTTTTGTCGATGTGGAAAGCCCATCGGTTAAAATTTCCAAAAATGTTGCAACATCACTCTCAGTAACAGCAGTGATATCCAACCCAGAGAACAGGTCCCGAAACTTCTCAAGAGTATAGGCAAAGCCCCTTACAGTATTCTTCCTTGAGTTTGCCCGATGGTAATCCATGTAGGCTTTAACGCCCTGGTCTACTATAATAGTTGCACTCATCATTTCACCCCTTTCAGCCAGGCATCCAACCTGGACAGATATTGCGTTAGTTTGAATACTCTCGCCGCCATCCTCCTCCTGTGGATCAGCGTCATTATGCTGGGTTTCTCGATCTCAATTTTTAAGGTGATATATTCATCGGCCAAGGCGTTGCGGGCCTCGACGATAGCATCAATCGGAATGCTGCCAATGCACCCCGATTCGATCTTTACCTCAATGTTTTCTATGTTTTCCAATTTTCACCTTTTCCTTGTAGTCAGTTATAACCAACCAGTGAGCAGTCTCCGCATTTCGTACAAAAATCAGCCTTTTTCCCGTCTTTGAATGTGACCCGCTCATAGATGTGGTCTTGCCCGTTAATGCTGCAATCTGCCCTGGTGTCATGAGTCACGGAGAAAGTCTGGTTTAACCAATAGTTGTTGCCACACTCATCACATTTTTCTTGTCTACAGTCTTCATCGTAATCCTCAGTTTCGACCTGATATTTATTCCCGCAATACGGGCAAATTGCATCGTTGTCATCAGATCTTTCTTCAAATTCGATATCCATTTCCTTCTCCTTTTTTATCAGCCAAAATAGAAGATTGTACTTTCTAATGTCGCAGCTAAAACAGTTTCAGCTGCCGATTATCCTCGACACCAGGCTCACGACCGAGGATGTTCCACACCTGCCTCGAAGACAAACCCACGGATCTGGCGATATCGTCAACAGTTTCACGCGCGCTGTACCGCTCGATGATCCGCCGATCGCGGACCTTCCGGCGCAGGCCATCGACGTTATGGAAATAGATGGATGTTCCCCGGTATTTCTGTTCAAGGATCAGCGCGATCCGCACGGCCAAATGCGGTGCGACGGTGGCGATCTCCCGGGAGAGCGGGGCCAGCTCGCCGGGCAGCTCGTCAATCTCCGGCAGGAATTCGTCCGGTAATTTGGTCAGATCATCCATCATTTTACCTCCTAGTCGAAATCAATACCGTTACGCTTACCCATTGCTTTGAGGCTCTCAATGAGAGTGAAACACTCTGATCCTCCGCACCACTTCAGGTTGTCGATGCCGGTTGTTCTCTTCACATACGCCTGCAGGGCATGGTCTTTGCGGTTCCTGATCACGCCGCCATCAGCCAGGGTGATCCACATCGCCACAACCTTTCTATGCTGGCGGTCATCGTACTTCGGCGACGATCCTTTCTTCTTCGATACCCGCGCCTTCCAACCCTTAGCCTTGAAGATCTCCAGTAACTTGTCTGCTTGAAATGGAGACAGGTTTGATGATGATTTAACCTTGAAATTAAAGTTCAGAATATCCCGGTAAATCTCGTCGGTGAGGCCGAGTTCCTTCTTGGCTATATGAATCTTTTGACGCTGCGCTGTTGTTGGTGGCATTACTTGGTCGCCTCCTGAATGGTAGGGACATAGTCAGTCCATGGCATTGCACCGCCAAGAAGTTGAGACGAGCAGGCAGGGCAAAGGCTTTCCTCGATCGCTGCAACAGCTCCGCAGCCGCCGCACTTCATTTCAGCCTGGGCGGTTTCCATCATTCCATCCCCTTAATGACCTGTGAAAGGCCGTTTAAATCAATTGTTGCAGAAGGAGCGCCGTGCTTCTCATCCCACTCACGCCGCGCTTTTTCCATAGGATCAAGCAGCGGATCCGCTTCCGACCGGTCCGGCTGCGGCCGTCTGTGCTGGGCAGCATTGGTATGCTGTTTCTTTTNGGCCTGGTAATCCGCTTGATCGGCCAGGTCGTAAGCTATCTTCTGCAGGTAGTTATGGTTCGGCATAGGCAGATTGAGCCTGTCCCGTTGCTCGACCATCCGCTCGATCGCCAGCGCCCAGGTCCGAGGCTGACAGGCCCGGGCAACCTTATGATCGACCTGGACATACCCGGTGGCAACCAGCTGCCGAAGTTCGGTCAGCAGCCTGACGGCCTTCTTGGCCTGGATTGCCCGACCGGTTACAGGCCGGAAGAGGCCGAGATAGTGGAAAACCACCTTCTCAACATCCTTCGGCAGCTCGACCAGCACGGCGCAGATCAGCCGGTGCTCAGTTTCGGAGAGGAACCATTCGATCGGTGCGACGGTCCCGCATGTTTGGCATGTTCCTTTCATTTCTATCTCCGACTACCGGCCTTCTTGCCGGTCTTTTTTCTGCTGATATTTGCTTCTTTTCCGGCCTTCATTGTGGATACAACCGGCGCAGACTTGTTGGTATTGCGCGAGATCACACCACTCAATGGACATCTTTACGTCCATCTGCATCTTGCAGGGTATGTCAACGTTTTGGCTCATCACTTACCTTCATCCTCTTTAAATAACCGGCATTTTTCGGCAATCTCCCGGTCACTTAAAACGACGGTACCGTCATCGTCGGGACCGTTCCGTCTGGCAAAAGCATCCCCCCTGACATAGTTTCTCGCAGGCCTGCCACTTTGCCTCGGATCTCTTCTGATGAATTCAACGACATACTTCTGACCGCCGATATCGCTAAACAGAATCAATTTTGTTCCTGGCTGTATCCGATTGGCTCTCATCAACTCCCTCCATTCAGGCTGCTTTTCAAACCGAAGGAACCACCCTCCGATGACCCCGGCGTACCGGGGTTTCGCTTTGTTAATCTACCGGAATAAAATCACTGGGAAGCAATATGGCAAAGTGGGGAACCTTGCACACAGGACACTCAAAGTTGATCTCGACCCCGTCCTCTTCCGCGTTGAGCTCGATAGTCAACAAGGTTGGATCCACGGATACTTTACAGTTTGGACATTCCATTTTTTTCTCCCTTACCCCTGACATCCACAGTTAACAGCCGACCCCTTACCATTCGTATACGACCCCAGGTAATGACCACAAGTGACCTTCTTCTCCGGATCTTTCGTGCTCACACACACGCATTCAATCGGACAATCCGCCACCGTGCAGATCGACGTGATAACCGCAACCCGCCGCACGCCTGCCTCTTTGACATCGGTCGTTTCCATATCACACCCCCGCAACATCAAGGGGGATCTGCTCCCAACGATCGGTATCCTGCACCCGTTCATAGATCCGCACATACTCCCGACTGCCGGCCACAGTCAGACTGTCGTTGATCGCGGCCATGGCCCGCAGCCACCGCTCATCCTCGATATTGAATTTCCGCAGGGAGAGGATCCGCTTGGCGTTGACATTGCCCGCACGATCGACAGAGAAGGCATCGTTCACCAGGGCCTTCAGCTCAGGCCCGGAAGACGCTGTCCACTCATTGAGACATTGGTCGATCAGATCTTTCGCGACCTGCAGCCGCTCGTCAAAAACAAATGACTCGGCGACAGCCCGCATTACCCGGTACCGGCCGTCAAAGCTCATCAACGTCACGTTCCCTTTATTGCCGCCCAGGCTGGTGTCATATTGCGAGGCAGAAAGCTCTATGAACAGCTCAATATTCTCAAATGCTGACTGCTTAAAAACCTGCAACATGGCTTTGACGTCCTTCGCCTTGGCCACCAACGCCTTCACCAACTCATCCCTTATCTTGTCGATATCCTTTACCATCGACTCAGGGACCAGATGGCCCCTGGCGTCTTCCATGTACCCCTCGGGGATTTGCTTAGATTGCGACATGTTTCTCTCCAAAAATATTTTTAAACGTCACCTTAGAACTCAGATAATCCGCCACACTTGCAACAAACGACTCGGCCGCAAGCTTCGCTACCTGCAGCTCATAATCGGATTTTGAATCGCGAGAACCATCACAATTCAAAAACGCCTGCAGCTGCTCGGAAAGAGCTTCCGCACTGCTTACCACGTCCGTCCTTCCGGCTTCCAAAACCTTGAGCAAAACAGTAGGAGGCGGGGTAACTTCTGCTATCAACCCGCCAAGATCCTTTTTCATGCCCCGGATTATTTCAGATTCTACTTCCATCCCGGCTCCACTTACTGCAGGGTGGATCTCGTTCAATTGCACCATTATCTGCTTTGCTGTTTGAGCTGCGTGAAGCATGTTCAATCTCCTGTTAATCCCTGATTAAATCAGTATTATTTTCACATCGCATGCAAGCGCGATACAGTTGCACCCTAAGTGGATTGGCAGCAGAGAAAGGCGTCCGCCGCTCAGTCACACACCTGGTTAAAACGATATCGCCAAGCACCGGACAACCGACCACCCGAGTACCAAAAACCTCCTCGACTCTGGCAAGAATCTTATCCAGCGCCCCCTGATAGCTACCGCTAAGCACCTGGCTGACTGTGGCGGTTGAATAGCCGAGGAGTTTTGCAACTCGAGTCTGGCTCTTCTGGGCAGCAACGGCATCACGCAACAAATCGAGCAGGCTATTCTCTGTCATGGTTTCCCTCCCATCACCGCTTCAGCATTAGGCCGTCCGTGGCCGTCCTCGCTCCACATGACCTTCTTCAGGTTTTGATCCCAGACACGCTTGACCCGCTGAACCATCGGCGGCTTCGGGCCGGTGAACATGTGGCGGAGGAAGGTATACCGTCCGCCCTGGTCCCGGCGCAGATATCCGGCCCTGTGTAAATGCCTGCAATAATCCTCGGCACTGCTGCTCGCCACCGCACAATCGGGCGTAGTCGCATTTATCGCAAGATCCTGAATGGTAAAGACCTGCAGGATATACATGGCCCGCCACATATTTATCCGGCCCTGCCCCTGGGTGACCGCAGTTCCGTCTCGTTGCACCCTGGGTGCATCGACACCGACGTCTTTTATCAAGGTGAACAGCCTCGTTTTCTCTCCTGTTTCCTCCCGCAGATATCCGGCATTGGTCAGTCCACGGACATAATCCAGCACCGAGGAAGCATCCAGGGTGGTCTCCAGGAAGATCTCTCGTACCGTAAAGACCTTCTTGTCACGGATCACCGCCCACATGGCCTCCCGGCTGTCAAAACCGTTCAGCTTATCCATCGGTTTCCGGTTCACTCGTTTCGTCATTTTCTTCATCGAACAATCCTCCGCTCCGGTGGTTCGCCGGTGTAAAACTTCCGCGATCCCCATTCCCCCAGGTCGATCGAATCAAGGCCGAGGCCAGCGGCATGTTCCTGCACCAGCCCCAGGTTGACGACGATCCGCCGTGCAGATCCCCGGCTTGCGTTATGAATGGCCTGCAGCAGATCGGTACCGATCTCCATGTTATGGACATACAGCCTGGCCAGATGCTGGCAGTCGTCAAAGTCGGCAGGCTGCGCCGGGACCCAATCCAGAACCCGACCGTGAAAACGCTCCCATCGTTTCAGTTTGTCCGGCAGCAACTCCTCACCGATCAGGAGAATAGCCGCCCTCGACCCCTCATAGATATCCCGGATCATCTCCACAGCCTCGCGCTTGACAATGTGGTCAAACTCGTCAACAATCAGCGGCCTGCCCGAGTTGGACAGCTGCCGGCAAACCTGCTCGATCATCTCATACATGGTCTTTGCCGGGGGAATGCCCATCTGCTGCAGGATAGCCAGGAGCACCGCCTTCTTGGTCCAGGTATCCATGCACTGGATGTAATAGGCGTCCTGGGTGTTAGCGACGTAGGTAGCCGCGGTTGACTTTCCCCATCCAGATGGCCCGTAAAAGCAGACGAATCCAGGCAGATGGAAAGGCCGGTCGACCGCTCTCAGCAGTGCCTTGCTGCACATGCTCACGTTGGTGAGTGGCGCGGTTGTCGCGTACACTCCCGTTTTTTGATTGTTGCAAATCTCTCTTTGTGTCATACTTTCTCCGACTTCATAAGGTGTACGTAAAAACTCCGGGACATCCTCCGGAGCGGTGTTCAAGCCGTGGTTGACGCCACGGCTTTTCTCCTTCCCCTGCTACTGCGCAGCCTGCCGGCCAAGGGTATCGGCGACAGACTTAAACGCCCTGAAACTTGCACTCTTTCGATACGCCTCATAAAACAACATCTCTTTCTTACTGAGTGTTTCACCTCCTTCCAGCCGGGTATCCAGCCCGTTCCAGAATAAGAATTTCCCTTTATCGTCATCAGGGATGACGACCTCTGCAGCCTTAGCCTCCATCTCCAGTTGTAACGCCTCTTTATCCGCTTTAATCCTGGCCGGTGCCGAGCTGATCTCGATCACCTTTGACGACGGCTGCAGGTCGATAATGCCGCGGCGTTCCGCCTCGATCTCTTCGAGGTTATCCAGCTTGATCTTGGCCCGACGCCTGGCCCGCTCGTTGGCAGCTTTTTCAACCAACGGCAGCGGGAAGAAATGATCTTTGTTTTGCTCGAACAGGGCGTAACAGATAAGGCGTCCCTCGCGGTCCCAGACCTGGACCTTCGAGCCGTCGTGAATGTCGTATCCGATCTGCAGCTCCTGGCCTTCGTAGTGTTCAAGTATGCTTGCGAAATAGGTATTCGTGCCGAGAGAAACCGACGATCGCACAACCTTTCGGGCTATCCTCGGCCTGAAGAGAATTTCGACTTCCTGCTCGGAAAGCTGGTGTTCTTCCTGCTTCCAGCCGTTAACGGTATGCCAGGCCCACGCCTCGAAAGGAGACATGTGGCGCCGTAGACCGGTCTCGGGATCGTTGATCTTCGGCAATGAGGAATGAGGACGACGGTTGTAATCTTCGACCTCTTCCTGACAGAAGGAAAGAAACGCCGACCAGGACATCAACACCTCACTCTTATCAGACTTCCGGAAGTCCTTTTCCATCAGCAGGTACACGTTGCGCTTAGTAAGAGTGTCCATCTCCTTGCCGACAAACGTCGGCAGTTTCTTTGCCGCACGGATCCACAAGGTAGCGTTCAATCGCTCGATTATCCCACGGCCCTGGGCGTTCCCGGCGATACCGGTCTTGTGCATGGTCCCGAGTCGCGGGAATAATCCGGTAAACTCATCGGTGTTGATCTGCGCCTTGTTGCCCGATCCGCCGTCAGTGTAGAGGATATTGAAGACACCGCCGTACCGCTTCCCGGCACTGACGGTTGCCGCATGGCGAACCGCATCGGCGACCGTCGTTGCCGACTCGGCAAGGCCTGCCGACCAGCCGACTATCACCCTGGTGGCCGCGTCGATGATCGCGCAGATCTCCGGCTTGAACGGCTTGCCGTGGATTGGGTGAGCGACCTTTGCCTTGAAGGAATGGCCGTCGCATATCCCGATATCGAGAGGACTGAACTCGCTGGTCTCCCGTTGGCGATAGCCCTTCAGCGCCTTGAAAGAGGATCCGGTCTTGCGGCCACGCTCGCGGTCAAGACGGCTGCGCTTATCGTGGAATCGGCGGACCTGCTGATAGCTCGGCATGCCGATATCTTTCGGCAAGATCTTTGCCATAGCTTCCATGGCCTGGGGAATTGAAGGGTTGCTCGGGAGCTGATAGCACTGCATAAAGAAAGGAGCCCAGGGCGGGATCTCTTTTTTCTCGACATCCTTCGGAGCGAACGCCGCAAGGCCCTTCTTGTCCATATCCTTCCAGCGGAATATCATGCTCTTGCTGATTTTCCGGCCGGTCTTGCCGCCCCTGGCATTGGCTCTCTCGATCATTGCCTGCAGGTGCTCGGGCAAGGTGCCGCTGTTTGCCTGCTGGATAAACTCCCGGATCGCATGATTCGTCCCGTACTTACGCTCCAGCCGCTGGAACTCCCGATAAAGGGCAACTCTTGCATCCATTACCTCGCGCTGCCAGTCCTTCAATTCGGTCAGTTTTGGCAGCTGATGATCGACCACGGCCAGGGCTCCACCCGTTGCAATGGCAACACTCGTCGTCTTGTTTATTTCCTGCCGCCGCTCGCCGGGCATCAACGCGACTAGATATTTTTTAACCACAAGGCCGCGCTCAAGCTCTTGAATGCACGGCCAGTTTTCCACTTGCGCCCAGCGGTTAACGGTACGCCTGGCTACTCCGAGCATGTCGGCTAATTCCGCTTCAGAAAATCTTGCTTGAGATAACGACGCAGGTGCATTCATTGGTTTAGCCTCGCAGGTTATCCAGGTTCAACATCAGAAGATCAAACGCCTTATTAAGCGCTTCTTTTTCCTGGAATATCTCGACCACAACCCACTCGGAATTACGCACCAGCTTTTCGATTATCAGCCGGATAGGATCCGCCCGATAGATGTCGAAGCCTGCGGCTAGAAGTTTTTCGGTATTGCTCGCCTCGGTTGAATAACCGGTCTCAGGAATGCGATGATTGCCGTTCTGGCTGATCGCTCCCCGGATCGCGTCAAGATGGTTGACGACGGTCAACCTGTCGGTGGTTTTCCAGTTACTGAATATCTCTGCCTGAACGGCATTTAAAAAGTTGTTGAAGGCTTCTTTAAAGAGCGGATCAATCCGCGATTCGTTGTCTTTGCGGGGCCGTTTTGACTTGGCCTGATCCTTGTCGTGCTTGGCATCTTCGATAATTGCGAGGGACTTACTGTCCTTTAATGCCCGGACCGTTGCCCTTATATGGGCAGCGGTGACCTTGCCTTCCGGTGCGGTCTCAAGGGATTGCAGCCAGGCCTGGCGTTGTTCGTCCGGGGTGAGGCCGACCAGGGCGCGGGCTTGCGATTCATTTTGAGGCACAGAAAAAAGTGCGCAATTGCGCACTTTTTCTGAGTCAGCTTCGAGCTCGATTACCCGCAGGTTTCTTACAACATACGCGGCGTCAATGTATTGTTCTGCCGTCCTTTTTGCTATGTCAAGAACGTCCCTGCTATAGTCTGCAAAGCAATGGTGCGTTGATTTATAGAGCTTCAACCGGAAGATCTCTTCCAATGTCTCGCCTATATCTATATAGGCCTGTCTGACCACGTTAAAAACCTTCTCCTCCAACTTCTTGCGCAGGTCCCCTTCCTTCGTCGTCAGCGGTATAAGTTGTGTCAAATACAGATCTTCCATTTCCTATTTCTCCATTTCTTCTAGAAATCTCATGCGCTTCCGTTTCTCTGCCCTTGCCCTGCTTTCGTCTTCTGCTAATCGCTGGATCTCCGCCCGCAGCGCTTCCGGTCCGGGCATGGCAAACATATCGCCGCGCTCGGCCAGCAGCCTAATAGGCTCACGGTTGCCGGTCGCCCGACAGAAAGCCGGCAGGTACTCAGCCGGTATCCGGTGCCGGTCTTTCGATTCGGCGGTCCATGTATCGATTGTTGACTTGGTGACTTCGACGCCAAGAAGATGACTCATCTCCCCGGCTATTTGATGCCGTGACAAAGGGCATTGTCTGATAGCCTCAACCAGAGCCAGTCTCAAGACGTTGGCGATATCCATCTCACCCTCTTGCGCCTGCTCGGTGACCCTGGCGGAACACTCCTTTATCACGTCGAAAAGCGACAATTGTCTATTGTCTACTTTTGACTTGCGTTTAGACATTGTTTACTTTCCGCTTTTTAGGTACATTGCTGCTGGGGAGCCACTGTTTCCGTAGGTCGAACTTACGCTGATTAGCCTGTTTCTCTATCTCCAGTCTGAGTAATCGCGGCAAAGCAGCCTCGGATTCTGGCCCCCAGCATTCGCCCCAGGTAATACCGATCAGTTTGGCGACAGCCTCTTCGATTTTCCGGTTAGATCGGACAACGACAGCGCCGTCGGCGCGCAGACGGGTCACCCTTTTTATAATCTTCTGGGTGATGTGGTAACCGTGGCCGATCTCTTGCGCGATGGCGCTGACCGTCAGGCCACGGAGCTTGATAAGTTTTTGAAGATTATTCATTGATTTTGCTCTTTTTTTGTTTTGGTCTAGATGCTCTCTATTTATAGACACAGTAATCTACAATTATAGAATATGTCAAAAGAAAAATCTGCAATGGTAGATATTTCTTCACGGTTAGATGAGCTTGTTAAAGAGAAAACTAACGGGATCGCAAGTAAGTTCGCAGATTCTGCCGGGATAAACTCCAAGACATTCCACACTTATCTTAACGGGAGGACTCCAAGCGCAGATGTGCTTTTCTATATTTGCAGAAAATACAACGTCAATCTTAATTGGTTGGTGGCAGGCATTGGCCCCAAATACATAACCGCCCAGGGCGAGCCCCATGTCCTGGACCCGGATCCGGAAATCGCCGACTTAATGAAAGGAGCTCAGCGCGTCCTGACCAGCGGCAACCCGATAGCCTTCGACGCCCTGGAGCGAAATATCAGATACTTCGATCACGCGATCGAAGCGGAAAGACAACTCAATGAAATGAAATCAGATGTGGAAATGATCAAGGCCGAATTGGCCAGACTGAAACGCGAAAACTTGCGTCTCGACTCGGAAGCCGAGGAACCATCTTCAAGGAAGAAGGTAGGGTGATTTATGCAGTGTTTTAGTACCACGGCTTTGCATTAAAAAAATCGGTATAAATACCTATCTTTCAACAAGTATCTATACCCGCCAGCGGACAACTTAATTTTAATCTCCTTTTGTCCTGACTTTTGAGTAGACTATCGCATCCTTCTTCACCTTTTCACAAATCCTAATTTGATCGTGAGACAGGCCAGTAAAATCGAAGTCATCAATGGATCGCTTTGTATATTTCAAATAGGAAATATGTCCAACTCTTGTTGATAGACTCTCGACATCTCTAATGGTCATTACTACTGGATATTCATCGACAACTAAATCAAGCACTTCGTCATGTATTGCTGACATTTTCCCCTTAAACTTATCATCGCTGTAACCGTAGCAATAAGCTATCTCTGGATTTTCCCTCAGTATCGGATCTAGAATAACGTCGTAGCTTGACTTAACCCTCGACAAATACTCTTCCCTTGTAACCGTCTGTGCAGCACATCCAACCAGGGAAACGGCAATAGTAACAGCCATCAAAATCGCTCTCATACTTTTTCACCTCACAAGTTTTCAATGCTCAGTCCGATCACAACACCGACGGCCAGGATAATCAAATATTTAAGCCCCTGCAACTTGATTAAATAATGTAGTGAATATTTGACAGGGAAATGTCCAAGCCTCTGCACTTTTACCGTTGCCTCAGAAAGACTTCAAACCCACGAAAGAGAAGGGTTTGAAGTCTTTCAACCGATTACCAGTAATGTCCATCACAATGCCCAGACCTCTTGGACATTGTGATCTTGTCCTAAACACTATAGAACCCAGGGAAAATGGGAGTTCTCATTTAATACACCAAATAAAAAAGTGGTTTCAAATCACGACTACAATCGCAATTTTCGACCACTTTTTTCTATCACTCGATTGAGACCACTTCAAGCAACTTTCACTTAATTTTCTGTAACCATTTCACAACCTTTTAAACCAATTTTCTTTATATTGCTGGGTTTCAATCCATCTACCCCCGGACACAGCCGCGATGATTATCCCCGAAACTCCTGTTTAACACGCCTCCGTTCTAAAATGTTGAGGAAAAATCTCTACCTGTTATCTGTCCTTTAGGTTACGATCT